CGACTTCTCCGCACCTCAGCCGCTGACTATCGACCAGCTGGTCCAGCGCAACATGCGCCTGGACCCTACGTCCGACGCGTACACCGCCACCGTGGATGCCTATGCCGACATGCTGATGGACGCCAACAGCACCGACATGCTGGACGAATACTTCATCGCAATAAAGAACCATTCCGGCTGGACCAAGTTGAAGCCAAAGGATCAGGACACGCTGGCCAACGACTTCAACCTGCGGTACGACGCCCTCGAAAACGGCACTGCTCGGTTCGATCGCACGCCGACCGGCGAGCGCGGCACCCCGATGGACCTGACCCAGTTCGCTACCCTGGTCGCTGCAGCAAACCGCAACCGTACGGCAGGCAGCCCAGAGGTGGTGGCTGTCGAGACGGTGGCAGACTTCGAGGCGATGACGGGCCATGCTGCCCCGAACGACGCGCGCGGCGTGTACGCCGAGGGCACCGTCTACCTGATCCGCGAGAACACTGCGAATGCCAAGCAGCTCGCTACCACGCTGGCGCACGAGCGAGGCCACCACGGACTGGAAGCGCTGCTTGGCGACCGACTGCCGGCCGTGGTGAACCGGCTGTGGACCAACGCAGCTACCCGCGAGCGGATCAAGGCGAAGATGCGCCTGCTCGGCAACGGCGACCCTGAGGCGGGCAGCCTGCGCCGCCTGGCTGGCGAGGAAGTCCTGGCCGACATGCTGGCCGGCGGCGAGCAGATCAACGGCGATATCCTGTCCAAGGCCCGCGCGGCCGTGGATAACGCATTCTCCGCGCTGCTGGGGCTGTCCAGCCTGAAGATGACCAACGCCGAGGTCGACGCGCTGCTGCGCGACACCGCTTCGGTGATGCGCGGCACCAGCCCGGCTGCGGTGGACACTCGCCAGTCCCACTTGCAGGGGCTCGAGTTCGCCATGGAGAACCCGGCTGAGTTCATCAACGGCGACGCGCGGTTCTCCCGGGCCATCGCCGATATGGACGAGGTGGTTGCAGCGGCTACCGCCGAGGGCGACGGCACCAAGCGCAACGTGGTGGACGTGGTCAAGGAGACCGGTCAGTCGGCGCTGCAGTCGATCCGCAGCGTGGGCACCGCCACTGCGGCGGACAAAGCCCGCAAGTTCGCCCTGGATACTGTGCCGCTCAACCAGCTGGCCAACCTGTACGACAAGTACTTCGGCGGCATGCTGGGCGACTTCGCTCGGTTGAAGCGCACCAAGGAAGCGACCTTCAACAAGATCATCACCTCGGGGCGCGACCTGAACTACCACGGCGAGAACCTCGGCCAGGTGTCGCCCATGGCCACGGCCAACAAGATCAAGGCGTTCGCCCAGAAGAACCCGGCGCGCATGGAAGCCTGGAACCAGATGCAGCAGGTGGGCACCCTGTACCGCCTGTGGCCTGACCGCGCCATGGACAAGCAGTCTCAGCTCAACTACGCCGAGATGAACTTCACCCAGGACGAGCGCGAGCAGGCGCACCGCGACCTCACCAAGCTCTGGAAGTCGGTTGGGCAGGAGGGCCAGCAGCTGTACAAGGAGACGCAGGCACTCTACTCCTACATGTGGAACTCCCGGTTCAACGCACTGCGCAGCGAGATCGCCCGGGTGTACAAGACCGGCGGCCAGACCGACGCCGAGTTTTTCGCCAGCGACAAGTTCAAGGAGCTGTACGGCGATCGAATCGAGTCGGCCATGAAGAAGATGCAGACCGGGCCTTATTCCCCGCTGCAGCGCTACGGCGACTACTTGGTAACCGTCCGCGATAAGAACGGCCGGGTCGAGTGGTTCTCCGGCCACGACACCATCGAGGAGGCGAACGCCACCCGCAAGGAGCTGCTGGCCGGCGACTACGCCGACGCGTCTACCTACTCCGTGTCGCAACCGACGCTGCGCCGCGAGCAGAACTGGGAGCTGGACGGCATCAGCCAGCAGACCATCCAGGCGATCGAGCGCGCTACCGACGGCATTGTGTCGCAGGCGGCTGACCCGCAGCTGCACCGCGCCATCCGCGAGGGGCTGGTCGAAGCCTACCTGCAGTCCCTGCCGCAGGGCTCGTTCCTGCAGCATGCCAACCGGCGCAAGAACACCAAGGGCGCGACGACCAACGCCTTCCGTGGATTCAGCGACTACTCGATCAAGGCAGCCCGCAGCGTGGCCAGCCTGCGCTACGATGGGCAGATCAGCGAGAAGCTGGTGCAGCTGCAGGAAGTGGCCACGCAGAACGCGAACGACGCCGACGGCATCAAGCGCCAACGAGTTGTGGAAGCGGTGAAGCGCCAGCACGCAGCTTCGATCAGCACCGAACGCTCGCCGGTGGCTGACGCCCTCAGTCAGGGCGGGTTCCTGTGGTTCATGTCGTCGCCGTCGCAGTTGGTGATCAACTCCATGCAGACGCCGATGGTGACCCTACCGCGCCTGGCCGGCTCGTACGGCAACGCGCAGGCGCTGCGCGAGATCAAGCACGCCCTGAGCGACTTCATCAAGAGCCGCGGTAACCTGCTGGGCGACAAGTCCATCCTCGGCGCCGACAGCACCGAGCGCAAGGTGCTGCAAGACCTGTTCGAACGGGGCACCCTGGACTTCACCCTGTCGCACGACATGGCCAGCCTGGCCAACGGTGAGACCGGTGTCAGCATGTCGAGCCACTGGCGCCGCGTGCTGGAGGTGGCTGGCACGTTCATGCACAAGTCCGAGGTCTTCAACCGTCAGGTGGTAGCCCTCGCTGCGGCGAGACTCGAGATGGCCAAGCGCGGCGCTACCAGCACCCTGTCCGACGCCACCTTGGCAGAGATCGCCAACGTGGCTGACTCGGCCACCCTGACCACGCAGTTCGACTATAGCCAGTCGAACAAGCCCACCATCATGCAGGGTCCGTGGCGCAAGGTCATCTTCCAGTTCCAGCAGTACCGCGTGAACATGCTGGCCATGATGGGCAAGGACATTCGGGACAGCTTCTCCGGCACGCCGGAGGAGAAGGCCACTGCACGCCGCGCGCTGGCCTGGATGCTCGGCACCCAGCTGGCCCTTACCGGCGCGGCCGGCACTGTCCTGGCCCCGATGGCGTTCTTTATCGCTGACCTGTTTCGTGACGACGACGACCTGTTGGACAGCCGCACCGACTTCGTCCGTTCCACCCCGCAGATTCTTGCCCACGGCCTGCTGTCGGGCGCCATCGACCTGAGCCGCGTGGGAGCCGACGGGCTGGTCACCTTCGGCGGCCAGTACGCTCCGGCCGATGCCAGCGCGAAGGAGATGTTCCAGTTCTACGTGATGCAGAACATCGGCCCATGGGCTGGTCTGGGTGCCAACATTTTCACCGGCATCGAGAAAGCTATCCAGGGCGACCACGTGGCAGCCGTCAAGAACCTGGCTCCGGCCGGCGTGCGCGACGTATACAAAGCGTTCTTCGAGGGGCAGCAGGGCGCCAAGGATAGCCGGCAGATCGTCTACTACGAGCCGGGGGTCTGGGACACCGTCACCGGTGTGATGGGCCTGCGCAGCGGCGCTCGCCGTGAGGCAGAGGAAATCCGCGGCGCTACCTACGAGGCCAGCATCCGGGCGCAGACCTTGAAGCAGCGGTACCTAGGGCGCCTCGCTCTGGGCCACGCCACAAGCGATCAGGACATGATCAACGAAGCGATGGACAGCATCCACCGCTGGAACACTGACTTCCCCGACATGGCAGTCAAGGGCGCCGACCTGCGCCGCGCGATCGTCACCCGGGTCAAGTCCCAGCTAAACGCCAGCACGTACGGCGCCGCGTCGGCACGGCCGCCAGCCCGGTCTATTATGGAACAGGTTGGTACGTGGTAGCATTGTGCAAGCACAAGCCTAAGGAGCGCGCTGTGGACATAGTCGATCGACTGCTACGTTTTTTCGAGGGGGTGTTGCTCTGGGGCCACCTGGGCCTCCTCGGCGCATTCGGGGGTATCGCCAACTTCTACTATTTGAACGCAACCAAGAACCGCAAGTTCTTATGGGGCGTACTGGTGGCGAACGTGATCCTCGCCGCGTTCCTCGGTAAAGCCCTCGGTGGGTTGATTCCAGAGGAAAACCAGTTTAGGGACAGTATTGTGATGCTGCTCGGCTTCTTCGCTTTCCCAGTAGTGCATGCTCTTGAGGCCAGGTTCATCGCGTTCATCGACCGACTGTTGCCCTTCGGGAGCAAATAACATGATCATCGTTTCGGTGTTAACCGCCCTGATCCACCTGTTCATCATCGGCAAGTCGGTGGTGTTCTTCCGCACGTCCGGCAAGGTCCGAGAGAGCGACAAGACAGCCGTCGCGTCGGTCCTGCTACTGAGCATTCTGTTCCTGCTGGCCACTTCGCTGGCGTGGCTGGAGCACCCACCTCTGGCTCATAGCCACCTGCTCAGCGGGCCGATGTTCATCGCCTACAACCTGGCCGTGGCGGTGGTATTCCTCGGTCAGATACAGATGGTTACCCAGCACAGGACGGCGCACGTATGCACCCCCTGATCGCCAGGCTCCTGCCCTACGCCGCTGTCATGGTGCTGGCTGCTGGGGCTGCCTGGTGGTTGCGCGGGACCATCGCCGAGAACGACATGCACTCGTTCAAGCAAGACTTGGCAAAGCAGCAGGAAGACCAGAAGCAGCTGAAGATGAAGATCGAGGCGGCCGGCGTCGAGAACAAGCAGGCGTCGTCGGAGCGCCTGGATGCTACGGAGAAGACTGCTGCCGTCGATGTGCAGTACGTTGACCGGGAGGTCATTCGCTATGTCACGAAGTACCGCGATGCTGTGTGTCCTGCTGATCCTGAGCGCGACCTTGACTGGGTGTGCATCTACAACCGATCGCTTGGCCTACCCTGCCTAGTGTCCGAAGCCAGAGCAGCCGGACGCTAGGTTGGTAGAAGACTCCTGCGCGCACACGTCGCTCACCGCGCAGATGACGCAGCTCGAGCGCGAATCAGCTACCATAGCCAACAACAAGTGCGCCCGCCAGGTTCGGGACAGGTATGTAGAGCTGCAGCGCTGGGTGCGCGGGAGGGTACAGTGAGCAAAATCGACCAGATCATCAACAACACCATCGGCAAAGAGGGGCGGTATTCGAACCACCCCAGCGACCTGGGCGGCCCGACCATGTGGGGTATCACCGAGAAGGTGGCCAGAGCGAACGGCTACGTGGGCGACATGCGCAACCTGCCGCGCACCGAGGCGGTGCGAATCTTCCGCAACGAGTACCTCGTCAAGCCTGGCTTCGACCGGGTGGTGCTACTGTCTGAGGCCATCGCCGAGGAGCTGTTCGACACCGGCGTGAACATGGGCGTGGAGGTCGCCGGCGGCTTCCTGCAGCGGGCGCTCAACGTGTTCAACCTGCAGGGTAAACTGTACCCGGACCTGAAGCCGGACGGCGTGGTCGGGAAGAACACCCGCGGCGCGCTCGAAGCGTTCCTGAAGCACCGCGGCCGTGACGGCGAGATCGTCATGCTCACGGCGCTCAACGCCATGCAGGGCGAACGGTACATCTACCTCTGCGAGAAGCGCGAGAAGAACGAAGACTTCGTCTTCGGGTGGTTCCTCCACCGGGTGGTGATCTGATGCCAACCCTACAGCAGGACGGGTCGTACCGCGAGGACCGCTGGCCGGGCGGTATTGACAACCGATCCCACCGTGGGCGGGTAGCCGAGGGCTATGTGGCGGACGCAGTCAACGTCGTCGCTACGCCAGACGGCGCCTTTGCCCTGCGCCCTGGCGCCCGCAAGGTCTATGAGGGCCAGAACGTGCGTGGCGCACTGGCTATAGGCGACGTGGTTCTTATAGCCGATGGGGATAAGCTGGTCGAGTACAACCGGCTGACCAACAGTTCTCGGGCGATCCGCACCATCGACATGGTTGGAGCGTTCGCTGGGGCTGTACTGAATGACGAGTTGTTCTTCTCTACCGAGACTGAGTGCCTGAGATACAAGGGCGGCGTGGTACGTCCGTGGGGTGTACCCACTGCGCCGGAGCCCCAGGTGGCTGCGGTGACCGGCGGCGTGCCGTCGCGCCCTGGCATCTATCGCGTGGCGGCTACGCTGGTCAACGAGTTCGGAGAGGAGGGCGGCGTCTACCGCGCCCAGGTGATCACCGTGGCCCCTGAGCGCACGCTGTCGATCACGCCCCCGACGGCGCCGGCCGGCTACACCCTGCGAATCTACGCCAGCGTAGCGGACGGCAGCACGCTGTACCTGCAGGCGGAAAACCCTACAGTCCCGCTGTTGTTGAGCACGCCCCGCGACGACACTCTGCGCCTGATGACTGAGGGCGAGACGCCGCCGGAGCCGGGATACTGGGTAGCGGCTGTGCACGGCACCCTGGCTGTGGCCACTCGCCACGCAGTGTGGCTGACGAACCCCATGCGCCCCCACTCCCGTCGCTACGCCGAGCGGTTCTTCCAGTACCCGTCACCAGTAGGGATGC